GCAACCCACTTTCTAGCGTCTATTCTGTTGCGGTTGTGGCTTACCCCTGTCGGGTCAAGTTTCTCGATTGTTTCGCTGTCTGTGACGATTCTAAGCATAGGCTTCTCTTCACTGATAGCAATAATCTCATCAGCCAACGCATCAGCTTGGTCTTCCCGTGCACGTGCGTACATATCCGAAAATTCCTCGTGCGTAGCTAACCACAAATACACAGTCGAGCTTGTAGGCATCCCTTCCATGCGAGTGATAGTTCTTAATGGTAATCCATCAGCTATCAGTCCACATATGTGAGAGGCTATCTCTTTGTTGTACTTAGTAGGTTGCCCTGCGTGTTCGTACTTCTTTTGCGGGGCTTCTTGCGGGACAGAGAACTCTACAGGCTTCAATGTTGAATCCATGCGCTTGTTCACTCTGCTCTTTTTGACTTCGGTTTCTGGCATAACCCATATTCCTCTAGTGTTAATGCCTGTTAGTGTAATGCTTGTATAACAAAGTTGCAATTATTTAGGGCTACTCGCTACGTCTATGGCAGGGAACGAACCTGCACTGATGGGTAGGCGTCTAAACCTGTTGACCCACTGCTCTACGGATTAAGCTACATAGCATCCGCTTTTGCCCGATTCTTAAATCGGTGCTGGCAGGAATAGGATGAATACAAACCAACCTATCAATGCCAACACCCCAATTATACTCTCAAGTAATTGTTTTGTCTCGTTTTTCATTGTGCTTCCAACGTGTATTTTGCTACGTGGCAGGACTCCCCAAACTGATTCTGCACTGGCACAAGGTCTGTCTTAATCTTGTATCCACGATTTCTCAGTCTATGCACACAAGCTGACAATCTGTAGATGCCTAGCTGTGCCCATGCCTCAAGAGGGTTAACTGAGTTAAAACGCTCTAGATGTTCTAATAAACGTTCGTCCTGTGTCATGTCTATGCCCCCTGAATAATGCCTTCGTCAATCAAATGGCGAGCTGTGCGACCAAACCAGCCTTGCAACTGCCACGCTAAACCTGAGTCAACTAGATATTGCCAAGCCTCGACCACCTGCTCTTCTGACTCTGCCTCAATCCAACCTTCTGCGATGCCTACTGCATCAAAACTATTCACTGCCATGATTCACTCTCCTATTCACTGTTAAGTTTGCACTAGACCGCATCTCTGCGGTTTCGACCATTTAGGTCTCGTCAGTAGTGCTACAGGTTGCTGATACCGAACTCGTCTTTGAGTAACGCCTCAATTCTACGGTACTCCTTCCAGTATCTTTGCTTTCTGTCGCTAGTGTTGTCTTTAGAAGACTCTTCCTGATACCACGCAAAGTTGTATGTCAGCTCTTTGATTAGGTGCTCTAGGTAGAGCTGTTGTTCTGGTAGTAGGTTTAAATTTATTCTTGCAGTCATGTCGTTCTCCTTAAGCGTAAAGTTGACGGTAATGTGATTGGCTGGTGGCTTCATCAAAGTATATTTCCAAAGCGTCTAACCAATCATCTTGAGAGTCAAACAACCCCTCTTGTCTGTACAAGCCTTTTAACTCAGCTTGAACGTCATCGCCCTTACGACCAAAGTTGTCAGCAAATAAACGTGCTATCAATTTGTTTGTGTCTTTCATATCATTCTCCGATTCACTTTTCTGCTCAACGTTAAGCATTGATGACAGTATAATTAACTCAGTTAAACAATGCAAGCAATAAATGCAAAATAATTTAACTCTGTTGCACAAAAACAACACTACCCTAGATAGCCCACTACATACTGCTTGCCAGAGTCCTGTATTTTTTTGACTATCTCATCAATCTTGTCGTTATCCACATACTCGCCCTCATAGTCAGTCCACTCACCACCACGAAAGTCTATCCAGTCGTTCTCGCCTTCACCATACTTGAATGAGCAACTTTCATCATAGAGCTGATACTCATCATCAAGCCTGAATAGTTTTGCGTCTGTATAGCCACCACGCACGTCACAGCCCCCATGAACTTGCAATAGGACATAGTAATCGCCATTGACCTCAAATCTCTCACCTTGAATGACCTGCGACAGTATGGAGTCACCGTTATAACTGTTGAACGTATCGCCAAGAGGCTCAAAGTTATGGTCTTTTAACCATTGCTCGCCTGCTTTGGATACCCCGTAGTAGTCCTCACAGTCCCAGTCATCAACTGGCAACGCATTAAACTCATTGCACAGGTCGTCTAGCTCAAATATGCGAGTCAGGAAGTGATAGAGGCTGATAGTCGGATAGATGTCATTGTGACCGACCTCTAACACTGCTTGAGGTTCTGCCTCGAAGTCCTCGATAGTCTTCTTAGCGTTGCGCTCCCAATGTCTGCCGTATGCCCCCCCACTATCTAGAGGGTGCTTGCCTGTGTTCGCTGTAAGTAATTCATAAACCAATTTTTTAACTGCATCCATGTTATTCCCCTTCCACTTGTTGTTTACCTGCTTTAAGAATCTTGTCAGCGGCACTGAATATGCGCTGTGCTGACTTGTCTGATATTTCACCACCACGCAACCAACCTTGAACATAACCACGAGACTCTTTGTCGCCTGCTAGGTTCAAGGTCTTGCATAGGATGTATGCTACCGACTCTGCCTCTACCTCACGGATGTCCTTCGGTGTGCGTTCTGAGTCGGATAACACGCCCTCTGTAGTATGACCTAACACCACGTGTGCTAACTCATGGAAGCGTGTTTTATGTGGTAGTGCCGCCACTGGGTTAACTGCAATCTTACGACCAGTTGCATAGCCTTGGCAGTTGCCGTCAGCATGGTCAAAGTGCACTTGCTCGATGTCTAGGTTCTTAAGAGCTAACTCAGCGTCCCAGCCTTGAATTACTGGCGCAACGAAGTCTTCGCCCTCTGTCTGGTCCAAGCTGAACCAGTTGAACTTCTCTTTGAATACCTTGAACACTTCGCCTGTCTCATTGCCGTCTTCATCTTTTTTCTTGACGGTGATAGGCAACAACAAAGCAAGAGCCTTCTCGCCCTTCTTGACCTGACGACCAAGTGACTGCCACTTCTTGTATGATGCAATTGGTGATAGCTCTAAGCCACGTGCCTTGAGCTGGCTGTAAGCCAATAACTGATTGCCGATGCTGTAGTCGTGGAATACGCTATAGCAGGCGCTGATGATGCCTTCTTGCTCAACGATTTCTTTGAGGTAATCTGACCACTTGATGTCCATTTGTAACTCCTTCACTTGTCTATTCACTTATCTGCAAAAGCGCATTGGTTGTTATATTAAGTTAAACAAAATACCCTGTCAACAACTTTTTGCATTAGACCGTCATCTCGACGGTTTCGGCTATCTAAGCCTCATCAGTAATGCTTTTATCTTGATGTAACCTTAACGCTGATTACTGCGCTAGTCTTGGTGAACTTAGCTAGTAAGTCGTCAGATACGTTCAAAGCTTTGTATAGCGCTTTGTTGTCAACGGTTGAACGTTGAGACAGGATTACATTAGCCTTGAAGAGATTGCCCTCTACAACACCTTCTGCACCGTTCTTGAGTTCGTTCTTGATAGCCTCTGCTTGTTCTTCGAGGTCTGCGATTTGTGCTAACAACAAACCTAAACGGTCAACGTTAGTTAGCTCGGTTGATACTTGATTGAATACTGTTGTCATGTTCACTTCTCCTTCACTATCTGCTCGGAATTAAGCATTAACGACAGTATAGTTAACTCAGTATAACAATGCAAGCAATATCTTAATTATTTTTTATAGGGTGTCTCATTTTTACCACACTTGTTGTAGTAAAGGTCTAGCAAAGCCACACCAACGCTGTATCTTGGCTCACTGCCCTTGAATATAGTCTTCTGTAAGTTAGAGGGGCACATATCCAACTCGAAAGCCAGATTCTCTCTAGTCATAGTTCTACCAACTTCACGGGCTATCTGCGCCCAATCAATATTTTTTGCTTCCATAATTACTCCAATATTAAACATTGCTGTGCAGTTCTTTTCTTCTGCAATTTTTCGTATTCAGGGTTTAGCTCACATCCAAGATACTGCCTGCCTAATTCCATAGCCACCTGAGCTGTAGTGCCACTCCCCATAAATGGGTCAAGAACAATATCTCCCACCCTAGACCCAGCCAATATACATGGCTGTATCAGTTCCTCTGGGAAAGTCGCAAAATGTGCGCCTTCATAAGGTTTTGTCGCCACCTGCCAAACAGACCGCTTGTTTCTGGTCTCATAATGATTGGTGGTAAGTCCAGCCATGCGAGTTCTGCCTGGCGTATTATTTAACTTTGTGGTGTCTCTATCTCGCTCTGAGTTGTCAGTGCTAGTTGCTGGCTCTTTGATGGCTTCATTGTCGAAGTAATACTTATCCGATTTAGATAGCAGAAAGATATACTCATGCGCCTTTGTGCATCTATCCTGAACGCTTTCTGGCATAGGATTTGGCTTACTCCAAATGATGTCCTGCCTCAGATACCAACCTCGCTCTCTTAACGCAAAGGCAAGCATCCACGGAATACCGATGAGGTCTTTGTTCTTGAGCCCCTGAGACTTCAGCATCTTGCTATCACGGACACGGCTAACACCCTTGTCCATGACGTGCGCTTCCTCCCTAGACGTCCCCTTCGCCAGTGTCTGCCCAACAGATTTGCAGTCTTTATGACTTGAATAGCTGTCGCCTATGTTTACCCATATCACACCATCATCAGCAAGTATGTCCCACACGCAGTCAAACACTTCGCACATCGTCTCAATGTAATCTTTAGGCGTAAGCTCTAACCCTATTTGCTGGTCTTCCCTCTTAGCGCCACATCTTGGGCACACGTCCTTGTATATACCATCACCAACAGCGCCCTCTAAATTGACGTGACCTGTAATAGTTTTGTCTGAAGCTTTACTGTCTCTCTTATGACTGCACTTAGGGTCACCGCCAATCCACGTTGCAGTGCCATAATCACGCAAACCGTAGTATGGTGGACTGGTGACACACATCTGCACTTTTACGCCCTCTTTTGCCCACCTACGCATCGTCTCACGGCATTCACCGAACTCTATCTTATTCATCACATCACCTTTAAATGACCTTCACTAAATAGCCACCCTATAGTCTTCCTATGAGCCTCTTCCCATAGTTCTTTTTTCTGCTCTCTAGTTGCTTTAGGGTCACCGTCTACATACGAATGACAGCGATGGCATAGGTAGGCTATACGATAGTCATGCGCCTTGATTCCTGTGCCTTTACCGTCTCTTTGCTGATTACTGTGTGCCGCAACCACAGTGCCGTCCTGCATACCACAGCACTGGCATGGAGCCTCTTTAGCCAGCTCCAATAGCTTTGCACTTCTGTAAATCATATTCTTGACTTCTTTTTCCTTAAATCTACCCATCCTGAGTAATTGTAAGAACGCAAATCACCCCCGTACCACTTGATGTGAATACTGCTATTGTCTGCCGTCCAACAGCCCATCTGAGTCTCAATGTCTGGGTGAGTCGCATATGCAAGCCTGTATCGGTTGTCGTTGCAGTATTCGTCCGTCAGAACTATCTTGCCACCGCCCTTGTTAATGGTCTCGAACAAAGCTTCTGCTTTTCCCATCGCTGGAATCATCAACAACGCTAGTAGTAATCTAATCATTTAAACCCCCTTGTTAGCGAATTCGCCAAAATGTTTTTTAGAACCGTCAAGATATGCTTGGTATGCTTTTTCTTTAGTTTCGTGAGAGCCGAGCGAAATATGTTTGCCATTCACCATGACAGCCGCTTGCCATTTTAATGTATCTTTTCTGAATGTAACGCCCTTATATCCGCTAGTGTTATTGCTTCTTATCCTGCTGTTGCTAATGTTTTGGCTTTGAGTTGCAGGCCTAAGATTTTCAATCTTATTGTTCAGGGAGTTGTTATCTATATGGTCTATATACTTCGGAAGATAACCATGATGGTATAAGAATATGGCATGGTGAACATAAACAGTCTTGCGACCAAAAGACATCTTTTTATATTTTCTACCATTGCAATCAGTTATCCATCCAGCAGTGTCGCCTACCTTTTGGCCACCACGATTTTGAATACGAATTAACTCGCCATTTTCATAACGGAATAATTTCTTGAGTATTTCTTGATTCATTTGAAACCTTTCAGCATAAGGTCAGCACAATTGAGAAAGGCTACCAGTCGGGTGCTGAATCCGAACGTGACCGCTAAATCACTCTGGTAGTAGCTCATTATATCACAGCGTTATCTTGTCTTGCGCTCTATTGGACGCCTCTTGGCTTCTCCAAATATTGATGCGCTCTTGTGCTGCGACTAAATCCCATCGCAACTTCTCTTCAATCTCTGTGGCTTCCTTCAGCGCTTCTAACAGCTCGATATATTCTTGGTGCGAATAAGCCTCTCGCTCCTGTGCATTCACTGCCGTCTCTAGGCTACGCTTCATCAGGATTGCCTTTAATGACTTACGATACTCTTCGATATACACCCGCTCTGCCTTAGCCTTAGCGAACTTAGGCGCATTGCGTATGATGTAATCGACTGCCTCATGCGGATTCACTTCACGTTCACTCATCTTCATACTCCTCAATGTCTACACTCACTTCCACAAACGGTTCAGGCTTCTGAACCCACGCTATTCGCAGGTCTTTAATCTGCGAGTCATCTTCCCATAGTCCTGCATGGGTAAGTCCATCTAGGATGGCTTTAAGCAGGTTGTCTAGGTCTCTTCGCCTGTTGTCAGGCTTTACTACCCTAATCGTTACCTTCAAGTCACCCTCCAAATGTTTCTTTGCTCTCTGCTTCAATACGCACTCCATCACATCAACACGATACTGTCTTCCCCGCTCCGAGATAATCATGCGGTTCCTGAACATTCGCCAGTAGGTGTTAACTGTCGGTGGATATGGCAGGTGTACTGTCAGCTTTTGCATTCTCTAGTCTCGTCAGTATCTGTTTAGCTAACTCTGTATGCCCTGCCTCTGCAACCATCTTAGCGCAGGCGTCACGCTCTAATAACACAGCCTTCTTAGCTGTTTCTGAGGCGATAGTCATGATTTCTAACTGTGCCGCATACAAAGCCTCATCGAACTCTTTTTGCGTGAATAATTGCTGTCCTGTGCCTTTAGCAAGGAATTGCTTTTGAAAATCTGACATCTCAGTCATCTTCTACCTCCAGTTTAATTTTGCCTATAATTTTATCTACTGACTCGCCCTTACATAAAGTCATAAGCTCCCCATAAATACCTAGCTTAATATTTCCGTTTGTCAGTAGAACCGCAAGCAAATACTGTGGCTCTTTAGGTTGTGGCTTGATGCGGTATTTGCTATTTTCATACCACATGGGAATTGTTACAGGCACCCACTCTCCGTATGAATTTTGACCTTCAATCTCTGCACCATCAGCCCATGCTTTAATCTCTTTTGCCCATTTATGTGGTTTCATGATATCTCCTACCAAAAAATTATCTTATCGCTGTCAGCTACGGCATACATACGACCCATTGCCTCTATCAATCCATCAACCGTTAGGTCAACTCTCTTCCTGTGCCAGTGATAATGGTTAGGTCTGCGCCCATAACGCCTTCTTGTTACAAAGGCATTGTAGACGTTCGCCCTGCGTAAGCTCGCTGATTGACTGCGCCTGTGCGTAGCCATCTTTGTGTTTGCTCGTCTCGGTCTTATCTTCATAGCTTGATGTTAAACTCAGTTAAATTATATGTCAACGTTTTTTTGCAATCGACTTCGGTGGGGTGGCTGGGATAATTTCTCTGTAACCTTCCTTGAACTTGAAGTTCTCTGACCGCAGTCTAGTGCCGTTAGCTGTAGTGACTCTAAACTCACAATCCCCGAACTCTTCCATCATCGCCCTCATGAATTTCAATATATTCTCTTGCTCTTCGTGCATGATATTTCTCGCTTATCCAATTTAAAAAATCAATCTTGCTTATCTCGTCTCTAGTCTCTAGATAGACTTCTGACCAATAATCAGCAAACTCGTAAGGAATACCGCAGTTGGTAGCCCATTTAATCAATGTGTCGCTAGTCAGCATAAAAACCTTTCTTAGCTGGCTTATCCACGCCTCTGTTAATTGGTAGCATCCAGTCATGCGCCTTGTCTTTGAAGCGCATTGTCTCTGCATTAAACTCTACGAATATCTCACCGATAGAACCGTGTCTATTCTTACGCACTACTAGCTCTGCCATGCCCTTCATCATAGTGTCCTTATCGTAGACCTCATCACGGTAGAGCATAATGATTACATCGGCATCCTGCTCAATACTGCCTGACTCTCGCAGGTCTGACATCAGTGGTCGCTTGTCTGCCCGCTTATCGCAGTCACGGTTCAACTGAGCAAGCACTACAATAGGCACGTCTAGCTCTTTTGATAGAGACTTCAGCCCTTCACTAATCAAAGCGACTTCACGCTCTCTAGTGTCAGCTCTAGACTTCATGAGCTGTAGGTAATCAACAAAGATACAGCCGAGACCACCTCTGCGCTTCATGCGTCTAGTTCTCGCCCTCAGCTTGGCCAGAGTCAACCCCTCTTCATGGTCAATCACAATGTTCATGCCTTGAATGCGTGAAGCAGCTACCGACAGCTTTGTGTAGTCTTCCGTTGTCCAATTTTTAACGTCGCCAAGATTCAGGTTGGCGTCGATAGCCATCAGGCGAGAGGCAATCTCTCTGCGTGGCATCTCTAGCGTAGCAATGTAGCAACGCTTGCTCTGCGCCACATGGTGAGCGATAGAACACATTAGCGCTGTCTTGCCCATAGATGACCTTGCCGCAATCACATACGTTGCACCGCCTCTCAACCCACCGATAAGGCTGTCTAATTCAGTCAATCCTGTGCTTTGGTATGTCACACCATCAAGGACATCACCTAAGTGTGTTAAAGCCTCTTCTACGGCTGTTTTAATCTCTACAGGCTCAGAGGTCTCACGCTTGTCCATGATTGAGTAAATCTTAGCCTCTGCCGTAGCTATCAAATCATCAGCATCTCCAGCACCTCTTGAAGCGTCTGTGACTATCTCGAATGCAATCTCTTTAAGCTCACGCAACAATGCCTGATTACGCACAGACTTTGCGTAGTGCTGAATGTTGTTTGTGGTAGGCGTGTTATCCATCAGCTCGGATAGGTATGGCAGACCGCCCACATAATCTAACTGTCCGTTCTGGTCTAAGTATTCAGCCAAAGTAATCAGGTCAATCGCCTTGTTCGCCTCTGACATATCAACAATCGCTGAATAGATTGTTCTGTTGACAGCATCAAAAAAGTCATCAGGGCTACACTCTAGGTCATCAGCCTTGTAGGGTTGATGAAGTAATGCACCGATTACACTCTGTTCTGCTAGTTGGTTGTTATGCTCTGCCATTTTCTCTCTTCTCCATATCACTCGCTATTTGTTTACCTTTGGTCGTCAGATAACATTCACCGTCCTTATTGAACGCCCAAACCTTCACATAATCATTACGCACGTAGTTTCTAAATGTCTGCACCCAGTCAGCCTGCTTCTTATCACCCTTCTCTAAATGCTCATCTCTAAAAGCCACCCAAGCAATTCTCAAGAACTCTAAAGGGATGTTTGCATTAGTAGCAAACTCAAACACCTTGTCATCTTCAGGAATGACTGCTTTACCTTCCTGCTTACACTGATTGATATATTCCTCTAGCGTACACAAAGTCTTTTTACTCTGTTTATTGGTTATTGGTTTATGGTTAGTGTTTAGGGTTTTTTTGGGTTCATCTTGGGTTAGGTCTGGGATACCCATGGGTTTTTTAGGTCTGCCACCCTTGCTACCATTGGCTCTCTGCTTTTCCAAGAAAGCATGATATGAAGCAATTTCACGGTCAGCACGACGATTTCTATAGCCTTCGTCGGTCAGCTCGAAAAATTCTTTTAGGATAGTTTCTACATTCTCAATATCCATACGTATCCTACGGGAAACCCATGGGATATCATTGGGTATAGGCTTTTCTGTATCGTAATAAAGGTCGAGCAATCTACGATATGTCAAATCTTCCCATAGAGTTAAATGGATAGTCTGTTTGATGTAGTCGCCAATGTTAAATTGGTAGTAGTGCATGAGATACCTTTCATCTTAGGTTAGTCATCAGTGTAAGTTGAACTCGGCAGGCGGGTGATGAATCCGCTTTTCGGTAGCGAACCTAGCCGTGTTCTGTAAAACAGTAATCCTAATTAATTAATTCGTCAATCGTAACTTTGTTATCTGTCCAAAGGCTTAAAACAATCGCTAGATGTTTGCTTGGCTTACGTGTGCCTCTGAGTAGCAATGATAGCCACGCCTTAGTGATACCAACGTCACGGCATAATTGTGCCTTAGCGCCTCTTGGTTGAGTCGCAAAAAATTCCTTCAATGTCATCACAGTTCCTCTGTCTTTGTTTGTTGTTGAAAGCTAACTGCGTGTTCAATCCCCTTTTCAAAGCCAGCACGGAAAACAATCTTGATGGCATCATCAAAGTTTCCGTGTGCTAGACCCATCTTAAGGTTGTCTCGATTCTTGTCTAAGAAATCTTGTATAGCCATATCCAATTCCATGTCATGCCTTTCGTTAAGGTTTGCCAAGTGTAAACTAAATAAAATAGAAAAGTCAACTGAGTAAAAAAAGTTGTTGCAAAAAAAATAAATATGCTTTACAGTTCGTTTTACCTAGTTTAACAACCACAGGAGAAAGTGATGAAGACAGTGAAGTTATTAGTGGCAGTATTATTGTTAGCAAGCTCAGTATCAGCAGTAGCTTGTCAAACCCAAACA